TCAACGCCAACCCTGAACTCATCTACCAAATGATGGTTCAGAATGGGCTGACAGGCAAAAAGATTAAAGAATTTTATGTCAAGCAGTGCTTTGAACAAAAAGCAATATCAGAATCATTCGCACACAAAGAAGAAAACTACAACCAAGAATTTACAAAATGAGAGAATTTATATTTGACATAGAAAAAGTAAAAGAGCAACTTTACGAACTACGCAACGATGGTATGAAAAAGGGGGAGTGGGTTGGATTCCACTCTCTCTTCGACAAATACTCAGTAAAGCGAGGAAGCACCACCTATGTATACGCAGGTGCTCACCAAGGCAAGTCCCAGTTTGGATTTGAGATTATGATGAACCTCGCTGAGTTCTCCGGATGGAAGTGGGCAGTGTACTCCCCAGAAACAGGAAGCCCGGTTGATGTATTCGCCGAACTCGCTTGGGTGTATCTCCGTAAACCATTCCTGCTTAACGATATGGTGACGGCATCAGATGAAGAGGCACAGAAGGCCATAGACTTCATCAGCAAGCACTTCTACATCATCGACTCAGGATTGCAGGATATAACCATAGAAGGCTTCTACACGGCTGTTGCTGACATAGAATCGCGATACGACATAAAGATTGACGGCTGCATCGTAGACCCATTCACCGAGATAAAGACAGACGTTTCTTCCGGAGTAAGGGAGGACATCGCCATCGGACAGATTCTCACAAGGGTAAGGAAGCACTCAGCAGAGCGCGACTACCACACTATTGTAACGGTACACACTAAGCACCAGCAGGTTAAGTACAAAGATGGGATCCCGTTTGTGGATGTTCCGACTATGAACGACATCGCAGGTGGTATGCAGTGGTCTCGGAAGGGTATGATGGTCGTTAGTATCTGGCGATGCCCCTACGGGCTATGCGACAGCAACGGAGTGCCCTACGAGCCTAATCAGGTAAAGATTTCCATTGTCAAGGCCAAGCCGAAGGCTGTGGGTAAGCTTGGATGGGTATATATGTACTACGACAGAATGACTAATAGATATTACGAAGTAAACCAATTCGATGGAAGCAGAATCTACGCCCAACCTCTCGCTAGTTAGAGAGTACAAACGGAACTGGGGGAACACTATCTGCCTATTCTTTAACCTGAACATAGAGCAGATAACTTCTGCTGAATTGGATGAGAACCTAAACCTTGTGCTCAACAACCAAGAGTATAAGTTTGACGTATCTGACTACACAGGGCACTCCGAAAGGTATGTGTTTTTTAATCCTATAAATGGTCGTCTTTTACTTGAATCTAACGGAAAGAAGAAAGTATATAAATTTGAAGTATCTTTGTTTGATGAAAATGAAAAGTTCTGAAGATAAGATAACAGAAATGTCGAACTCTGTTCGTGATTTGTTGCTGTCCAAAAATAGAGCCTATGGTGACTCGGCCCTTAGCCCTGTTGCCATCTTTGGAAACTCAGATGCTGTAATATCGTTGACCGCAAGGATTGATGATAAGCTTATGAGAATAAAAAATAGGGGAATTAACTCCGACACAGAAGATACGATATCCGACCTAATCGGGTATCTTATCCTTCTGAAGATTGCAATAAATGATGCTAATCAGAAATGAGCGAGAGCTTTTCAATTATCTAAAGGAGGGAAACCTACCTGACCTGGAGACTTGTCGTGACGAGTTTAGCTTTTACGATTGCTATTCCGTTGGAACTAACTCCGACATCGAGCTAAAGTGTCGCAAGACACACTACGATGACCTTCTCATAGAGAAAAGTAAATATGACAACCTGCTATCAAGGGCGTTAGAGTTTCGTACGATACCATTGTACATTAATTCTACGCCCTTTGGTGTTTTTGTATTCAACCTAACGGACCTACCAGTTCCCGCTTGGGAAGAACGCAGAATGCCAAAGACTACAGAGTTTGCCAACAGAGAGAAAGTGACCAAAGTGGTCGGCTACCTCAACATCCGAAACTCTCAAGTGTTAGAGCTTTGGAAGAAATAACCTTAAACCTGCCCAAGCCACCAAGCCTAAACAAAATATATGCTGGTGTCCACTGGGCTATTAGACTAAAATATAAAAATGATTACAAAGCAGCAATTATACAAGAGCTTGAAGGATTTGATAAGTTTACTTGTGAAAGTTATTGTCTGGATATTAGCTACAATAGTCGTCTTGATATTGACAACGGGATTCTTGTTTCAAAGTTTCTATCTGATTGTCTTGTCCAAGAGGGGTATGTTAAAGATGACACTCCTACCTATTTTAAAAGAGTTAAGATTGAATTTGACGGGAGCCTACCAAAAAACGTTTATCAGGTTAAAATTAAAATAAAAGGATATCAAGTTTATGGAATCTAAGTATTACACAGACGTAAAAATAAGAGAGGCGATTGACCAAAAGCTTATGGAGATGGCATCTCTGTTTGCTAACACAGGTCAGGACTCTACACTCAGGGACATTAAGGATGCGTACAGGAAGGAATGGAAGCTGATGGATGAAATCCAAGAACTCGACCACGAGTTTGGAAAAATGATTAGACCTTATTCCGATAAAGAATGGACGACTATTACGAAATCTTAAGCAAGGATGAGGCTGACTTTCTTATTGAGCTCTATGAGCAGATAAGAGTCCGCGTCATCAACAGGGAGAACGTCACACTCGTTGGCATAGCAAGAAATATGAAGGTGCGACCTTCAGAGCTTGCAGACTATATGCCACAGATATTATCAATGCTTACTTCCTTGGAAAATGAGATACAACAAGGAAGAGATAGAGATTGAGGCCCTGCGGTCCGTAGAGAACGGCAGGATAACAGAGAAGCTCGGCAAGTTTATCCTTGACAGGGCCGGGGAGATAGCGAACTCCTCGTTCAAGTCACCAGAGAACCAAGAGCTGGCGCAGGTGCTAATCGATGAGGGCGTTATGCGCTGCTGCGAGAAGTTTCTGCACTACTACAGGCCAAACGAAAGCGCTGCTAACCTTGTGATATCTATGATATTTTCTGCTATGTATAACAAAATGACCTCCTTAAAGTGGAGCGATGTTTATGGGCAAAAGATATCTGGAAAAGTAAGAATTGTAGAGGATGGCAGCATAGTTATGAAGTATCTTCGCTACACCAAAGATGATAATTTAAGTAAAGATCTATGACAATTTATGAAACCTGGGTGGTGGTAGTAGCCACAGGATTGATGTTTTCCTACCTGTATATATTTGACCCCTATGTGAGTTTTGTAGAGCAGCGACTAAACTTTAAGCCATTCAATTGCGTACTGTGCTCAACATTCTGGTTCTCAGTTCTATTCTATTTTGTAATTGGAATTGATATTGTTTACGCACTTTTCTCGCCACTTGTAGCAGAATTTGTGTATCGTAAATTGGTAAATTAATACTATGGAAAAGATTATTTGGGCGGCGAGTTGCACTTGCCACGGAGCTTCTTGTTCCTGTAATTATTTGTATAACGATAAAGAAAAACAAAATGCCGATACCGAAACCACTTGAAACGGAAAACAAAAAACAATATGCTGAACGCTGTATGGGCGATGAGGTAATGGTTCAAGACTATCCCACCACAGCACAGCGATATGCAGTCTGTATGATAGAATGGAAGGAGAGCATTAAGGGTAAATAGAAAAGGGGGCGCAAGCCCCCTTCTCATTCACACAAAAAACTAAAACTACTTAGTCAACTTAACTAACCAAATAACCACTAGTCCTGTAAAGATAATCAAAAAAAGCACAGATAGCGACTTTATGCTTTCTGCAAATCGATTTTCTTTTACTACCTGAGTCTTGGTAACAACCTTTACCGTTGTAAGCCTGATGGTGTCTGATGGACAGACAACCTTTACCTTGACAAACCTATCGATATATTCAATCTTTAGACTGACTTTTTCTTGATATATTGTCGTGTCTTTGTACAGCAGGAGCGTGTCCTTTAGGATTCGCTCTTTGGTTACAATTACCGTGTCCCGAACAGTTACACTCTCTAGGATAGGTTGAGCAGTACGGCATCCACTAACTGCCGCAAGAATCGCAGCCGTCAGGATTATCGATGCTACAGATAGGTTGTGGTTTCTCTTCAAGTTCATTTAGCCAGTTATCAAAGTTATTGTCGCTCATAAAGGTACATATTTAGTTTTACCGTTTGACTTTATTGCTTTAAGTTTTTGGTTGCGGTTGCTTCCTTCTCTGTAGCTAACGTGAACCCACTGAGGGTTGCCATTTGCATCAGGAAACTCAGAGATTATCTGGTCGAACTCTACGTTGGCAATAATCCATTCTAAGAGCTTTTTTTGGCCTCCTGACATCATAAGGTCAGCCGCTTCTCCTTTTGTATGTTGGCTGCTTGATGCCCCACCCACCTTAGAATTAACGGCAGGTGCTCTGAAGGCGCTGGTAACCTTAATCGGACCAAGGGCATCCCTAGCTGGCTGTAGTACGTTAATTGCCAACTGCCGGAGGTTTTCTATCTGCTCTTTGTTTGGAGTGTTATCTAAACCAGTAGAGGTTTTACTAAGCTCTTCAAGGCTGAAGTTTTCTGATAGTTTCATAGTATGTATAATTTACAATTTGTCACGTTTATATTATCAAAAACTGGACATTTTACACATTATGCTCATTTGACTTTACACTTTGCACAATTTATGCTCATTTGACTTAGCAATTTGGGTTTGGATTTTATGTAAAAACGGATGCTGATTGGTTTGGATTATTCACTTTTTGCATAGTGCTTGAGTTTTGTGCAAAATTCATTCAGTTTAGTTTCTGTCCTGTATTCATACTTGAGGTATAAGTCTCGGAGCTTATATAAACCATTAACAAGTAATGTGCCTTTTATTGCACAATTTGTAGTCATAATGTACATTAAAACGTACATTAACAGGTAAAGTGCCACTCAATGCACATTAAAGGGTTTGCCAATTTGCGTAGTATAACTCGGACAATCTCCGTATTAGTTCGTAACAAATAACATAGTAAATATGTTACGAGCGACCCTGCGACTTGTAGGGCTTCTTGTAGTTTTTACTCGCCTTATTAGCAGATGCACTCTTAGAGTGCTTTCCGCGTTTTTTGCTTTTGCTTATGTGCCTAGTTGCCGTCTGGCTTTTTAGTTTCGCTGACATCGTCTTTTAAAAATAACATAGAAAATCCACCAACCATAAACAAAGACAGCTCTGTAAGCGTAGCTTTCTCAAGGAAAACTAGCACAAAACAAAGGGCTATTACGATTAGACCAAGTATTGTGGTCTTTGGACTCTCGAAGATTCGCTTAATCACTTACCAATCTTTATATCCCGATGCCACCGCCATAGGGTGTATGCTAAGGATAAAACTAGGACAACCAACCCAAGAATGGATTGTAGCTGGGTGAGCAATACTCCACTTGCCGTAAGGCTCCAAGTGGTGGCAATAGCTTCTGTGGAATCGGGCTTCACAATGCGTTAGTGTTTAAGTAATTTACAAAAAAAGAAAGCCCCGAAGGGCTTTCAAAAGAGTAGAAGGAAGGTGGGAGAAACTACTCAGTAATCTGTTCAGACACAGTAAATTCGCCTGTCTCCAGGTTTAGCGTTCCGTGTCCGTGTTCTTCGGCAAGCTCAGTCATAAGTTCCTGAACTGCTTCGCCGGATTTACGAAGTTCTTCAACGAGTTGAGATTGACGAGCTTTCAGGTCCTGTTCCGAGACATACAGAGCACCAATTTCCATTTGGATTTGTTGCTGTTTGCCACGAAGTTCACGAGCACTGCCGAGTTTTTCTTCTGAAATTTGAATCATAATAAATTACATTAATGTAGTGCTAATATACGAATATATTAACAATCTACCGCATCTTCGTATCCAGGTTGTGCCTTTAGATAATCGTAAGCTTGAACGATGATATCTGAAGCCTCCGCGCTAACGACAGCCTCGAAGTTAAGGTGCGTACGATAGATAGGCTCAGAGTGGTTCTCACGAGTCTCCTCAGTAGCGTAAGTGGCTACCTCGATGTGGCAGAAGTTATTCTTTACCCAAGTCTCCACAGGAGGCGTAGCCATTGCGGGTGCACTAGGGATTGGGTTGCCGTCGGCGTCGAGAGCAGGCTCAGCGGGTGCAGCGGGTGCAGCGGGTGCCGCGTAGATGTATGTTTTCTGGTCGGTGGACTCGTACGTAAGACGAGTGATTTTGTGATATGCCTCGGAGAAAGTCATTCCGAATTTATCTACAGTTGCGATTACAGCCATTTTGATTATCAATTAGTTATACAAATATACAAAAATATGCGTAAGTATCTCAGTATAGATTTTAGTTTATCTTCTTATGTATCCGTAAAACTCACTCATAGCATCCGGGGCAGCCTTGCCAGCAAGAGCCGATAGGGAGCGCAAAGAGTTGTTACCCTGAGGTTGCGCTAACTCTGTTCTGATGTTAGTTATGCTAATAGGTCCTGTTGTTTGTAAAGGCATTATTAAAGTTTATTTTCAAGTTTTTCTACACGAGCGGCGAGTTCTTTGTTGGCTTCAATCAAAAGACCAATCAATTTCTCATAGCGTACAGCTAAAAATCCAGTTTCATTCGTTCTTACAGCTGAAGGCATAACATCTTGTACTTCTTGAGCAATGATACCAGTGTCGTGTCCTTCGTGTCCGTGTGCCCCCTTATATTCAGGCTTCCAGTCAAACTCCACTCCAGTTAGTAACTTCACTTTATCAAGTGCGTTGGCTATGGGTGTGATGTTCTCCTTGAGGCGTTCATCTGATGAAGAGAACGCAACTATGTCATTGGATGCATCGATACGGCCTGGGGTTGTTGATGGCGTTACGTTAACACCAATTGACCCCCCTAACACATATACCTTCTTGTTGAGGTTTATCTGGTCAACTGCACCTGCGGCTATTACGAGCTGGTTAGATGAGTTGACAAACATCGCACTTACAGAAGTGCTGCTCGTATTGTGAATACGGTAGCCCTTGAGATTGTCAGAGTGACTATTGACCACAACAGTTGGCATATAAACCAATCCGTCTGTGTTGACGTGTAGCGCAAGTGTGCCACTACCCACATATATACGAGTACCCCTAGAGGAGTAGTAGTTCATATATATGTCATTACCATTGTATGAATCAATGTGTAAGTTTCCAGTTAGCGAAACCCTTCCGTTAGCGTGACTTATTTCATTAGTGCTAAGCGTACTTGGTAGATATGCTGTTCCGTCGGTATTGATTCTAAAACGCTCTGTTCCCCATCCGTCAGTTGTTCCAGAATTATCTGGGCGATAACCCATATTCTGTGATATTCTGAAATTATTATCAGTACCAGTGCAGAATCCAATGTTCCAGCGGTCATTGCTTTGAGCGCTACTAAATTGAATTGAAGGTCTATCGGCTCCACCACTACCACCAATATGGAACCGTGCTATCTGACCCCAAGAGTGGTTTCCAAAAGTATGCTCAAAGCTAAATGATGGGTAGTCGGCAGCGCCACTTCTTTTTGCGACATACTTACCGACATTTCCAAATTCAGCTACAGCCCTTGATGAATCTATGCTATCGTAATTATATACATAGTCATTTGTAACACCAATCTCACTCATTCTAGAGAAACCAGCAAAGTCACCGTAGTAACTGGTATCCGCAGAGTCGTAGAAGATTGGCGCGCGAAATGAACCTCTTGCTTCAACATATCCACCGTATATTCTCTGCTCCCAAGTACCACTAACCCTTGTTTCAAGCCTGTCAGAAAACCCAAGTAAAGATGTTATAGGCGTACCGCCCGTTCCACTAGCTGAGAATGCAATTACTGAAACTCCATTTGGAGCATTAAAAAGTCTAATGTTCTCGTTATAGTCGTTGTAATCAGCTCCATTATTTATCCAAACCGAACCATTTCTAAAATAATTTGCATTAAGAGTTCCATTTGTATAAACATTGTCACTAGCATCCCATCTTAAATTCCAACCATTTTGTGCAATTTGAGAACCTCTACCAAGTCGCCAATCATTAGAACCATAGTTCCACATCAAACCCCAATAGGTGGAAGCATTATTCATTGCAAATCCACCATTATTATTATATCCTTGTGCTACAAATGAAGTTCCTGCTGCTGCATTCAATGTGCTTACCGTTGCTCCTGAAGAAAGTGTTCCAGCACTTGTAGCATAACTTACGGATTGAGAACTAATGTTTCCAGCATCTATTTGTTTGTATGCTATTCTACTAGCGCCAACATTTGTTCTCGGGTTTGGGTCAAAAGATATAGACCAATCTGAAGCCCATCCAGAGTTTTGGCTATGACCAGCCTGAAAATCCCTTACAAAGACATTTGGATATGCAAAGCCCCAGTTTGGTTCTCCAATCCATATAACATTTCTATCACTACCATTGTTTCCAAAATATACTGGAATGTTGTTGTTCTGACCAGAATCATTAATTAATGAAGCAAAAACATTATACCAACCTCCATCTAAGTAATTGTACCCACCAATCCTCAATGTGAAAGATTGACCAGTAGAGTATTCATATACATCTACAGTCATACTCATCATTGTGTTGTTGTTATATACTGCTCTTGGTAAGTTTATTCTAATTGCACCACTTGGATATCCATTATTTACACTAAATGCGCTAACGGGAGACGTAATTCGGACACTAGATGAATCGATGACATAATTGCTATAAGATGCACTATTAACATTTTGGCTACCGATGTTGCCAGAATGGATAAGAGTTCTAATCGTACCATTGTCGTAGAATCTTCCGTTACCATAAATGTAATATGTCCCACCAACTGTGGAGCCAATGTATGTTCCGTAACTAGTGTTATATCCAATAGCGTCAGTCATTGACGCATTGCTAATCATCGTTGAGTTGGATGATGAGAATATCAGCGTGTTGGCTATACGAACATTTGCATCTCCATCCCCTATTGAAAAGGCGAAATTAGAGTCGAATCCACCAGTATAAAATTTGTGTCCACCGTATGCCTGATGTGCGTGATACCTTATCCCAGTGTAAAACGTAATATCCAAAGGCTGAGTCCAAGCACCCGCTCTCTTGCCAATTAAATACTGGTAGTCGCTAAAAGCGTGAAAGTTTATACCACGGAAATCTGTGGTAGAAATAGAACCGTTTACAGTATAACCAAGGTCTATTACGTTTCCAGTGTTTAGCTGACCATTTACAGTGGTACTTAAAAGATTTGCCATATTACTTGTTTTCTAACTTATTTACTCGTTCCGTTAATTCTTGTACTGCCTTCAGCAAAATTACGCTTAGGCGAGAGTAGTTGACACCATCTGGCCTACCCTCATTATCATATTTTACTACCTCCGGGAATAGCTCCGCTACATCCTCTGCGATGAGACCAATTTCTTCAACTTCATTCTCAATCTTCTTGTATCGTACTGGTTTAAGAAGCTCTACTCTGTCTGAAATAGACTCAATGCCTACTACATCTTTCTTGTATCGGATAGATGATTGTTCGGTGATTGTGCCATTAACTGTTAAACCATTAATATCAAATCTAGCTCTTTCAGTTGTGACCGTAGAATATATTCTTAAAGAACTTCTAGCATAGATAGTTAGAAAATCAGAATCAGTACCTTCTGTATTTACAAGGCCCTCTCCAATCATACACGGGTTAGTGCTGGTTGAATCTCCAAATGTAATTTTAGAACCTTGGGTTGAGAAAGTTAAATTTCCTGAGAGTGTTCCCCCCGATAGAGGTAAATAAGAACCAGTAGTGTACCCCTGACTTGTGACAAACTCTTCAGTCGCTACTGCTAAGTTATCAATAGAAAGAGCAGTAAAGTTTGTTTGGTCCGTAGTTTCGGAGTTACCAGATGATACTGCGTATCCTGCATTTGTTGAGTATGCGCCACGAACACCTTGCCAAGCGGTTGGCACTCCATCTTCAGCTGTTCTTACAAAAAGATTCCCGGCATTGTTGCCTTGGCTATAACGTGGAATAGCAATCTCCATCCAGTAATCTCCACCGCCCGACCCCAAGCCATATTGACTGCCAAGGCTAAACCTTCCGCGATACCACTGCGAAGATGTTGCGTGTGGGGCATTGCCATTGCCCTGAACATAGCTCCAACCCCAATATGCAACGTCAGTGTTAAAGTTTGTATATGTTCCGTGAGGCTCCCACTGCCCAAAGTTTCCTGCAATAGAAATACCAAGTTCTTGCTTTGGAAGTCTATCTGTGGAAAGTGTTCCAGATGTAATGTCGGAGGCTGCGTGTGTGTGTGAAGATGCAGCCTTACCATCAAGAGCAGTCTGCAATCCTGTTACCTCAGCGATAGTATGCGTGTGGGCAGGGAGTGATGTTAACGCATAAGAGCCGATGTTCTCGCTAGTAAGAATAGGCTTCCAAGTGCTCCAAGTGTTTCCAGCTTTTGTTCTAACCCACATACTATCATCGTATGTGTCGTAGCCAATTTGTTTTTGATACTCAGAGTTGTTGTTGTACAGCTTAATATGCTGTATGTACATCCAGTTGTCTACACCTTGCGGTCTAGTTACAAACCCACTAGAAGTGTAGAATCCAGTCTTATCTAATCCATCAGCATCAGTAGTTACCGAATCGTTAGTTCCCTTAGCGTTGCCCCAAACAATGTTTGATGCGTGTACCCCATCTACGCTATCTGCGTCAAGTCCAGAACCATCGCCATCGTTACCTTCGTGCCAAATAGAATAATTAGTATCGGTAGAATTTCCTTTTACATAAGTATTCCAGGAAAGGTATAAATTCCCTTGACCATAAATACCAAGAGTGTTAACCCAAAGGTCATCCCAAGCGGTTAAAGCATTGTTGTGACCAAATACTCCAGCCCTACCAGTGTAATTTCCAAGAAATGAAGACTTATCAGCAGTTGAGTTGAATGAGCCTATTCTACCTCTCCAAGCTGTGCTTGTGCCGTTCTCTTGAACTTTTAATCCTACATCACTTGAGTTTATGGTTATGAGGTTAGATGTAGTGGCACCTCTTCCGGTAACACTAGAAAGGGTGTCAACCTCAGTATACCCAGTGATATACCCCTGACTTGTGACAAATGCTTCCGTTGCCAACCCATCAAGAGTAATACTATTACCATTTGATATCGAAAGTTCGTTTGCTCCCGAATCGTAAGATAATTGTTGTGAGTCGCTGGCAGCCGTTAAATACCTGCCATCAAGATTAACCGTTACCGTTCCTAAATCCTGTTGTGTGAGCGTAAGTATGCCAGTCGCTGTGGCAAATGATGCTGCTGTAATGCTATTGTTGTATCCTGCATTCCAGTTGTCAATTGTGGCAGTACCAAAGTCGTTGGTGCTCCAGAACTTATGCCAACCACTGAATGCTCCGTTGCTTACAGAGCGGAAGTATATATCGTTCCCGTTGGCAGCAGCAAGCTGATGACCGTAAGACGCTTCTCCTTCAGCGGGATGCGAGTATATGTTTATTAACCAGTTTGCATTATCAGCAACAACAGGTTGGTTTGTAGAGCTGCTACCATACCTGTAAACGACAAAACCATTTGCTATAGATAGTCCTGGCTCTTTCCAAGCTGCGTTTAGATTTGATATAACTCCACTTGCAATCATTGCAACAGTACCGCTTGTGGTTTGATAGCCACTTGGGTTTGTGGCTAAGTAAAACCTAGCATCTGACTCTGTCTCCGTAAAGTACCTATCATCGTGGTTGTGCGCTGGCAATGTAGTCAGGTAGCCAACAATTGAGTGGTCTCCCCATCCGTACGCAGTATCCCAGTTTGTTATGTTTTCTGACGTAATACCATAAGCGGGACTTAATTTAAATACAGGGTCCGTCTCAGAAGTTAGGTATACGCTGTTGTCGTAGCTAATGGTTGTGCCTGATGCCTTTACAAAGCCAGTGCCATTAAGTTGGTTCTGTTTTGTTCCAATGCTAGTTGCTACAGTCGTAGAAAAGTTAGCATCATCACCGAGGGCAGCAGCAAGCTCATTAAGAGTATCAAGGGTAGCTGGTGCAGAGTCTACAAGGTTTGCTATCTGGGATTGAACGTAAGCCTCTGTTACAAGGTTTCCATCCGTTATAGCCTCATTAAACTCAGCAAGACTCCCTGTTAAAACATTTCCGTTGACAGTTATTACGAACGTTGTTCCTCCAGATGTGTTTACGGGTCCGGGAAAATAACCAATACCGGGGTTTGCTATAGATATAGTTAATTCCCCATCAATAATTATTGTTCCTCCTTTATCTATACCATACTGATATATTGGTATCTCTCCTTGCCCTGCAAATGATGAGATGTCATCTATTGCAACTATTGTAGCTATACCCGTTCCTAGTGGAATGGTTTTATTAAGTAAGGTATCTACACTGTTTGCTGTGATATAGTTTGGACTCCAGTTCTTCCAAAGACCATCAGCTTCTCTTCGTATTAGGTCTCCGGTAGCAACTCCATTAATAAGCACATCGTGAATCTCATTAAGCTCAAATCCATTCTGTATGTGAACAAAAATCTCTCCGTTGTTTGCGCTAACGCGAGTAACCACACCAATATAAACAAGGTGCGCTGGTGCAACAGGCTTGTTTGCTATTCCAAAGATTAAAGCTCCATTTACACCAAGCCAAACAGGATTACCTACTGTAGCCGTAGATGTATTTAATCCAGCAATAAGCCCTTCTGTTACAACAAATATATGGTCGTTTATTGCGGCAGTTGACAGAGCAAGACCCATAGTCTTAGAAGACGTAGCTTCCGTAGCATTTGAGGCAAGACCAACAATCATATTAGTGCCATTAGCACTAGTGACGTATACGGCTTGACCCTTTGTAATAGCGACACCAGCTTTTACTATGTGCTGTACTTTAGAGGCGTAGTCGGGTAGTGGGGCATTTACCCATTCTTCGCCGTCAAACATCAATACATCTCCACCCTCAGCGCTAGTAAGAGTTACATCTCCAATGTCGTCAAGATTACCCATCGCAGTAAGGTAAACACTTGTGTCTACAGTCCCATTGGCCTTTAAGAACCCAGAGGCTGTGCCTGTTGGAGTCTTAAATCCTTGGAAGGTAATCTTTCCGTCAGTATCAATATATCCTTGCGTATTCCCTTGCCAGTCAAAAGACAATATAGGTTCAGCGGGGTCGCCCTGCTGAGGTTGAATGCTTCCATTTACATCTGCATCAATAGTCAGAACACCGCTATTTGATTGCAAGATTGGCGTAGATACAGACGTAGAAGTTAGCCCACCAACGCTTATGTTGTTTGTGGTTGTGCTTCCTAAGTCCGTAACAGCATCAAGGGTTTGAGTCTCAGTGTATGAGGTTAGGTATGTGCTTGTATCAATTGTTCCGTTAGCCTTTAAGAATCCAGAGGCAGTGCCTCCAACAACCTTATAGCCTGTAGTTGCAATTGCATAACCATCTGCATTTATAACGAATTTGTTATCTCCCATCCAAGAGACATACAACAAGTTTGGGTTTGGCTCACCTTGGTCAACCTGCTCTTCGCTATTAATCGTAAGTACACCCTCTCTTTCAATTAACGGAGCAGTAACAACCGCTGCGGTAACAGTTCCAGATGTAGAAAGACCACCTACCGTAATAGAGTTAGTGGTTGTACTGCCAACGTCTGTAACAGCATCTAAGTTTGGTGTGGAAGCGCTATTTTCATCATCAGCCTGCCAATTCCCAACTCCTCCAACTGGCTGAATCCACCTAAGAATTTGACCGTTGTTTGCTGAATTTGTTAATGTTTTTGTACCA